AGACGATAAGTATTACCGGGAAATGGATTTAAACGATCCTATCCAAGCTGAAGTAAAAGTGCTTATCGACAAGTTGCTAATTATCAACCCTGGCACGCCTCAGCTTACCTTTGAGGAACCCAAACCGCCGAAGGAATAAAGCCATGATGCTTGTCGCTAAGATTATGTTTACTTTCCTTGGTGGCGTGTTGCTTGGCCACATTATCAGAAAGCGCTAAGATGCAATTATTTCATTTGATCGATGATGGCGTGGCTATCATCCGAGTAGGCGGCACGCTGTTTAAGCAAGTAAAAGTCTATCATCGCGGCTCTAACGTCTTCATTGCTCACGCTGGCGGCTTTGCTCGCGTTACCGCTAAGTTTGGCGACAGCTACGGCACTAGCGCCCCTAATGTTCGCGTGCTTGAACTTGAAGCTAGCGACGTAAAGCTTCGCGGAAGTGACGCGCCAATTTACTTAGGTGAGTGATATGAAACCCGCTCTTTACTACGCCATTCGCAAGAACCTCTATAACACAATAGCAGCTATCACTAGCGAGAAGACACGGTTTAACATTCCTGCTAAATGGTACGGGCGCGATGTTACGCACGGTAACGAACCGACGCACGGCAACATTAGTAGCTTAATGGGTAGATTTAAAACCCTAGAAGATGCTGAAGCTTGCCGCGATAAAATAAAAGCAATTGGTGAAACATATAACCAATTGCGCAACATTCATAATGACGAAATCAGAAAGCTTTACAGGCTCGAAGGTGACGAAATTAGAGAAATTGTGAACGGATATTATAAATGTCAATCTTAGGTCAAGTATCTACTGGCACAACTCAAGCCGGTCAAAGAATAGTGCTAGCTGGCGCTGAAAAGATCGGTAAGACAACTCTTGCCTGTCAAGCTCCTAACCCGCTTCTTGTTCCAATGGAAATGGGCTTTGGTGCAATGTCTGTGCCTAAAACTCCAATGCTTACAACTTGGGAAGAAGTTGTTGGGCTTTGCGAGGAACTTAGATCAGGAGCTATGCAAGGTAAGATAACGCGAGGCTCTAGCATTATTTGGGACAGCGGCACGGCTCTAGAGCGTATTATTCATGCCAAATGTCTTACGCTCGATGGTGCTTGGAAACCTAACAATCCCAATGGCCTTACAATGGAAAGCGCGCTAGGTGGCTATGGCAAGGCTTACAATATGGCAAACGAACTGTTTGCTAAATGGGTTGGATACGCTGACGAATTGGCGTTTCATGCCGGTATCAATACTATTGTTACTTGCCATGTTTTTGCTGCTAGGGTTATGGACCCGGCTCATGGTGAATTTGATACTTGGGATTTGCTATTGCATAGCCCTAAGAACCAAAAGAATTACGGCAAGCGTGAGTTTATTACTCAGTGGGCTGATCTTGTCGGCTATTTGCATGAGCCTTTATTTATCATTAAAGGCGAGAAGGGCCAAAATCTTCAACAAGCTGTTAGCTCCAACCAGGGAAGACAGCTAGCTGTTGACCGAAAGCCTACTTGGGTTGCTGGCAATCGCTACGGTTTGAGCGGTTTAATTGCAATCCCACAAAAAGGCGGCTGGAATTACTTGGCAGACGCCATATTTAAGTCTTGTGGGATTGATCTTTATAACAGGAACTTGTGATGTTTGACGACCTAATCAAATCTTTATTCGTTGCCTATATTAATGGCTTAGAAATGGCCAAGCATCAAGGCGATGGTGATTTTGAACTTACTAGTGCTAGCGCCGTATTTGACTTTGGCGGGCGGGAGTGGCGCTTAACTTTGACTACTAACGAAGGCGAATAATAATGTTTACTACAATGCGTTGTGTCAAAGTCGAATGCTATCTAAATCAACAGACCGGCGAGGAAGGCAACCTTGTTACGTTTAGCGAGAAGCAAGGTTATACTCATGTTGTCTTTGACGAAAAGCAAGTTGCTAGCCAATTTGTCGTTGGCCGCAACTACATTATAAGTATTTTGGAGGAAGGGTCTACTAATGGGAACTAAGAATATTCCTGGCATGTTTGATTGTTACAAAGAACTTGCTGATGATGAACCACACTTCGTCTTAAAATCGACTGATCGCAGCGCGCCTTACTTGGTTCGCATTTGGACGGCGGTTAGAGAGTGCGACCCGATCAAAGCCCTTGAAGTTCTTACGGAACTGCTTAAGAAAGAGCAGACTAATTACGTGCTCAATCCTACCAATCCTGAAAAGATTATGGAAGCTGCGCACGTAGCTGACGAAATGGAACTTTGGGTTTTTAAGCAGCATGCTAAATCGGGAGGATAGGCTAACACTTATCGAGATTGAAAACTTAGCGCGGCGGTTGGAACTTCAAGCTTACGGCCTTCGCTGCGCGGTTGAATACTGTAAGCGCAACGAAACTCTTAAAGGATTAGATGACATGGTTGCATATTCATTTAGCGCACAACAGCACACGCCGCAGTATGGCGGAAGCGGCGGGCTTCCCGCTGGCAAGTATAAGGGCGTTATTGCGCATAGCGCTCCAGGCGACGTTGAGAAAAATGGGCAAGTTGTTGGCGGTTATATCGCCTTCGAACTTACGCCGATTGAAGGGCCGCTAGCTGGGCAGAAGCATACGGATCGCATCAACGTTCACAACGTTAATCCGAAGGTTGTTGAAATCGCGATGAAGCAGCTTTCTGCTTACTGCCACGTTCTAGGCGTCTTCAACATGCAAGACACGGCGCAGTTGCATAATATCCCGTTCCTGTTTGAAATTGGGCCGCAAAAGAACGATCCCAACTATACCGAAGTAAAGGCTATTTGGGATATTAACGGCAATGAGCCTGCCAAGGCTGGCAGCGGGCCGCAGACTTCCGCACAGCCTCAACCGCAGCCCCAGCCTACTACCGCTCCCGCTGGAGGCGTTCAGCCCCAGGGCGGCGGTTGGGGTGGCGCGCAGCCCGACCCCAACGCGGGTCAGCCGCAAGCCCAGGCATGGGGCGGCGCACAACCACAGCCGCAGCCGAACGCAGGACAGCCCCAGGGCGGTAACGCGGGCTGGGGAGGCGCGCCAGCGGGCCAGCCTCAACCGCAGCCCCAGGCGCAGGGCGGTTGGGCGCAGAGTGGCGGCGGGGGTGGCGCTCCAGGTTGGGGCGCTCGCTAAAATAAAGGGGCGGGTTTCGGCCCGCCTCAATATTTCGTTGGGTTGCGAAATAGGTAATTAAGCAAAACGGTATTAGCAACAATGCCGGGGTTTGTGCCGACCCCCAAAGTTAGCGTTAGCAAACTCGCTTAGGTCTATGCTTCGTTTAGTGGTTGGTCGCGACTATTAAACGGCTGTTGCGAAACTTGGATGGCTTCGAGTTGTAACAGTAAATTTCGCAATCCTACCAAATATTGAGTTAGAAACATGACTGATCTTTCTGACCATCTTGTCCGCAGTCGTCTTGTAATGCAGATACACGCGGACATTGACGCCTTCTGTAAATCTGAGTTTGAGGAAGACCCTAGAAAGCATCTAGGCGCGTCTATTATTGGCCACGACTGCGCCGCCTATGGTTGGAATACTTTTCGTTGGTTGAAGTTCGAAGCTTTCAGCGGCCAAATGCTTAGGCTGTTCAATCGCGGCCATGAGGAAGAAAGGCGCTTTGTTCGCTGGCTAGAAGGCGCAGGCTTTGAAGTTCGCGAGATCGATCCGGTAACTAAAAAGCAGTTTAGAATTGTGGGCTGCAAAGGCCATTTCGGCGGATCGCTTGATAGCATGATGAAACCGCCAGCTAAATACGGTATTCCTGAAGAATATATGATTTGGCTTGGCGAGTTTAAGACGCACAACGAAAAGAGCTTTGCTAAGCTGGCGGGTAAAGAGCCTAAAGACAAATCTAGGCCGCGAATGGGCGGGCAAGGTGTTAAGCTCGCCAAGCCGCAGCATTATAAGCAAATGTGTAGCTACGGGCGAGCTTATCAGTTTCGCTATGGCCTTTACTGTGCCGTCAATAAGAACACAGACGAACTTTACTTTGAGATTGTCCAACTGGATTGGAACCAAGCGGACGATTTATTCCGTAAAGCTGAAAGCATCATCTTCAGCCCTAGACAGCCGCAAAAGATCGCAATGACCGAAGCGTTCTTTGACTGCAAATATTGTGCATATGCTGGAATTTGCCATCGCGGCGAAGTGCCCACAAAGAATTGTCGCAGTTGCAAGAGCGCGGAGCCTGTAGACGGCGGGCAATGGTTTTGCCATCGACACAGCGCTATTATTCCAGATAGTTTGATTGGTAGCGGCTGCGATAGCTGGGATCGAATAATCTAATGCAGCTTCGTTGGTATCAAGAGGAAGCTATACAAGCGGTTTTTGATTATTTCGATCATCCTAAGCGCGCGCATAGCTTGGAACCTGCCAACCCGCTTGTTTGCTTGCCTACTGGCACAGGCAAGAGCCTTGTTATTGGCGGCTTTGTTAAGCGAGCATTGGAGCGTTACCCAGGCACGCGCGTTATTATGTCAACGCACGTAAAAGAGCTTATTAAGCAGAATGCCGCTAAGTTAAAGGAAGCTTGGCCGCTTGCTCCGCTCGGTATTTATAGTGCTGGGCTAGATAAGCGCGATACCGCCGCGCCCATTATATTTGGTGGCGTGCAATCGATGGTTAAGAAGTTTCCGCTTTTCGGTAAGCGAGACTTGCTTATTATCGATGAAGCGCACTTGCTGGCGGAGGAAGGCAATTACCTTAAGTTTATTCAAGAGCTAACCCAAGGGCCGCAAGATTGCGATCCAAATAGCCCTAACATAAATCCCTATCTTAAGATAATCGGCCTAACAGCTACTCCGTATCGGCTTGGTCTAGGTTTAATGACCAACGGCAAAATCTTTACGGACATCGTTTATGATCTTTGTAATATTGACGGCTTCAACCGGCTAATTGCCGAAGGCTATCTTTGCCCATTGATCCCGAAAAAGACTAAGACTGAACTAGATGTTTCTAATGTCGGTAAATCCGGCGGAGACTATAACCAAGGACAATTGCAAGATGCTGTCGATAAATACGAAACAACCTTTGAAGCGCTCAAGGAAGTCGTTGAGTTTGGATACAATAGGCGATCATGGCTTATATTTGCTTCTGGCGTTGAACATGCTGACCATATCGCAGATATGCTTAACAGCATCTTTAATATCCCTACCGTTGCAATACACAGCAAGAAATCTGAAGGCGATAACGAAAGAAACCTAGCGGCTTGGAAAAGTGGCGAAGTTCGCGCGGCGGTAAATATGAATACGCTAACAACTGGCGTAGATCATCCAGCTTGTGATTTAATCGGCATGTTGCGCCCCACTATGTCAACTGGCTTATGGGTGCAAATGCTAGGCAGAGGGACTAGACCTTGTGACGGAAAAACAAACTGCCTTGTTCTTGATTTTGCTGGCAACACACGGCGGCTTGGCCCTATTAATGATCCTGTCATTCCAAAGCTTAAA